AGAGCTAATTATTCACAAACATTAGTGGATGGTTCATTTTTACCAACTACGGTTCGTATGTCTCAACAATATGGTACATTGGCAGGTGTAGGTGGTAATACTTCAATTAAAAAAGCATATATAAACCTATCAGTTGGAAAACAAAAATATGATTTAATGACGGAAGCATATGATTCTGAAACATCATCATCATTTTCAACATTATATACAAGTGGTTCTACAATAGATGTAACAAAAGTATTTTATGAAGCAACTCCTGCAATCGCACGTTTCTTTGACCCATATTCGGTAGGTGCACAAGGTACATTAAACTTAATGAGTGAATTGGGTTTTGGAAACTTTTCACCTGCAGCACAATTCTTAATGATGCCTTTATATGAAGATGTATTAAGAATGCAACAAATTGAATTTAACGACCACATTCGTAAATCTGCACATACTTTTAATATAGTAGATAATAAATTGGAAATATTTCCAATACCAACTGATACATTAACAAGAATTTATTTTGAATACATAAGTAGAGATGAATTTGAACATGATTCTCAAACTATTCAATCAGATTCTCTTTCTGATTATTCTGACATTCCATATAATTTCATTCAGTATTCAAATATAAATGATGTAGGTAAACAATGGATTAGAAAATATACATTGGCACTTTCAAAAGAATTATTAGGTGCAATCAGAGAAAAATATTCAACAATTCCAATTCCAGATAGTGAGGTAAGTTTGGATGGCGCGGCATTAAGAGCGGAAGCACAAGTTGAAAAGGATGAATTAGTAAAACAATTGAGAGAAAACTTAGAGGAGATGAGTAGAAAGAATGTGATGGAAAATAAAACACATGAATCAAATCATCATCAAGAAATGTTAAGAAAAGTTCCTTTAAAATTATATGTAGGATAATATGCCAAAATTTTTACAAGCTAGAGACATTGATTTATTCAAAAGTTTTGCCAGAGAACTGGTAGATGATGTTATACAAAATACAATTGTTTTATATAAAATTAATATGACTGAAACAAAAGTAAATATCTATGGTGAATCTTTAAATAAAACTTGGAACCCAGGAGTTCAGTTATATGCATTATATTCAAAAAGTCCTGAAGATGTTGTATATGAAGGATTTGGTCCTGAAATGCAACAAAATATAACATTTAAATTAGATAGAGCAATGTGTGAGGAAAAAAATCTATATCCAGAAGTAGGTGATATAATATTTTTTGACACATCTTATTATGAAATTGATAATACAAATGAAATTCAAATGATAGGAGGCCAACCTGATAATAATTGGAGTATTGTTTGTGAAACATTTATGGTATCTAAATCTATATTAAACATTGAAGAAAGAATAAAATAATATGTCTACAAATCCACTTAAACCTGATTTAAACAGAGCAAAACAAATCAAATCAACAAAAGGAGACTTAAAACAAAGTATAACTCTCTTTGATATTGACTATGCGATGATGACATATTTGGAAGATACTGTTTTACCACAATTAGAAGAAAATGACCAATCATTAAAAATACCAGTTATATATGGTAATTCGGAAAGATGGGTGGGTGCAAGAAGACAAGGTGTTTATAGAGATAATAAAGGTAAAATTCAATTACCATTGTTTATGATTAGAAGAACATCTATTACAAAGGATGAAAGTATGCCTATGTTAAATAGACATGTGTCATACCCAGCTATTACAAAGTATTCAAAAGATAATAGATATGATAGATTTTCTGCATTGGGTAGTACTGTAAAACCAAAACAAGAAATTTATAGAATTACAATGCCTGACTACGTTGAAGTAAACTATGAGTGTATGTGTTGGACATCTTTCACCGAACAATTAAATTTAGTAATTGAAGCATTAAATTTTGCTTCATCGTATTGGGGAGATAAAGACCGTTTTAAATTTAGAACATCTGTTTCGGATTATAATGTAGTCAATGAAGTCGGTGAAGGTACTGAAAGAATTAATAGAGTTGAATTTAGTTTAAATGTTAAAGCGTATTTACTACCAGAAAAATTTGACGGAGAAAACACTATTAAAAAATCTATGTCAATTAAAAGAGTAGTAGTTGCAACCGAAACGGATGTAACTGCAAATGGCAGATTAGAAGGTATGTTAACAACCCCATCACCATATTATGACAACAAAGATTTAATTGACTTTTTATCTTTAAATAATAGTATGACGGGTTCAATAACAACACCAAACTCCGCATCCTTCAATGATATAAAATTAATACAAGCACCTCCACAATTGGCATCGGTAGTTACGGCCGGATTAACTTATAATGGAAATCAATATGATGTTAAAACATATATAAATGGTGTTAGATATTATTGGAATGACCACATCACCGGGTCCGTAAGTGATACATCATTATCATTACAATTCTTAACAGGTTCTTTAGGATTTAGTGTAACCAGTACCGATGAAGTTACTATTATAGGTAAATTTATTGATATTGTATAATGAAAAGAAGTTTATTAGATATAACACAAAAAATCAGTAGAAACACTGATAAAGCAGTTTTAAGTCCAAAAGATTTAACAAATTCTACTTATTGGATTTTTGAAGCTACGGGTTGGAGATTTGTAGATATATTAAGAGAAATCCAATATAGAACTACACAAGATAGATTACAAGTTTATATTAACACACAGGCAATAAGTGCAAGAGATTATATAGTTGAAGAAGGTGGAAGTGGTTTATTGATTAAATTTATAAAATCTAATTTTGAATTTAATTTGGATGATGATGATTATATTGAAGTAAAAGGAGATATAGAACAATATGCTTAAACAATTTAATTCAAATACGAGAAAACTTAATAGAGTTGTTCCAAAGGTTAATATTAATAATCTTACTAACAATGATTTGACCGGAAGTTTACAAAATATTGAAATTCCAACCAATACAAAATTTCAATCAAAAACTCGTTCTAATCCAAACCCAATTAAATTAGTAAATAACAAAACAAAAATATCGGATTTTTATCAAGAGATATTGGAAAATAGTGCAAGATATGTCCAAAGAAATGTTGATGAATTTGACAATAATGCAAATACATTAACGATATATAGTGTCAGTTTAGATTACGGAACGGAAGGAGCATCACCTAATAATTTTGAAGTTTTGGTTTATGGTTTACATATTCCAGGAAATTATAAAATTGAAGAAGTTGGAAATAATGTAGTAATAACTTTAAATGAACAATACATAGATTACGATAATGTGACTATTAATGATATTTATGTTATGGGTAAGTTAAAAGATATACCAATAGGAACAGAATTAGACATAGTTTTATCAACTGAAAATGACGAAGAAATAATATTATAAAAAATGGCACTAAGACAAACTAAAAAAATATCAGAGCTACCTGCATTAAGTCCGGCATCATTAGATACGACTTTTGTAGTTGGTATATCAGGTAGCACAACATATAAAATTTCTATAAACAATTTAACATCTTCATTGAATACTGAATTTGCAACGGACTTAGTAACTAATGCATTAAGTAGTTCATTAGATACAAAATTATCTACATCATCTTTCAATTCTTATACTGCAAGTATTTCAACTGGAAGTTTAGTAACATCTATTTCAAATTTAAATATTTTTACTGCAAGTGTAACTACGGCATCAATTGTAACTTCTATTAGTAATTTGAATACTTTTACTGCATCACTTTCAACTGCAAGTTTAGTAACATCTATTTCAAATTTAAATACCTTCACGGCATCACAATCTACATCATCATTAGTGGATAGATTAAACACAATTGAAAGTGTAAGTGGTAGTTGGATTACTGAAAGTGAAACGGGTTCATTTTTGACAAGTTTAAATGGAGCAATAAGTTCTTCAACACAAATATCTGATTTAGGATTTGTAACAGGTTCATACACTACTATAACTTCATTCAATAGTTTAACACAATCTTTCAATTCAATATCACAATCATTTAGTGTTATTAGTGGTAGTGTTGGAACAATTGATTTTAGTACATTGGCAACAACTGCTTCAAATACTTTTATAGGAAATCAAACAATTAGTGGTTCTACATATATTAGTGGTGGATTGAATATTACAAATAACGGATACTCTTGGAGTTTCGAATCGAATGGTAGAACTAAACTACCAAACATTACTTTTAATTCAGACAGAGGAACTGGTATGGTTGGTATTAAACCTGTGGCGGGTAGAGAATTTCAAATTGAAACATCAACTGCGGAAAGTAGTGCAGGTCCTTGGGTTTTTGGATTAGATGGTACTTTAAGTGCACCTAATGGAGCTAATATATTAAGAGTTGGTAATTTAGTAACAACGGCATCTTTCAATTCATATACGGCATCACAATCTACATCATCATTAGTGAATAGATTAAACACAATTGAAAGTGTAAGTGGTAGTTGGATTACTGAAAGTGAAACGGGTTCATTTTTGACATCATTAAGTGGAGCAATAAGTTCTTCGTCTCAATTAACAACATCGTTTCCATCAAAAACAACTGAAACTTGGTCAGTACCAGCAGGAGCATCTACACAAAGTTTTACAGTAGAAGCCGGTGCTTCATATACAATGTGGGTAAATGGTAATATTCCAAATGGTATTATAACTTGGAACGCAACTGTAACAACATCAAATACCAATGTTCCGGTAGTTGGTTCTCAATATGGTTGGTATTACACAGCAGGTAATGCATTAGTTTTAACTGCAATGCCTGACCAAATTATAGGTACAACTAATACTCTCATATCTTCCCCAGCATCATACGCGCCAAATACTTCAAATGTATTTAAGTTTGGTATAACAAATAATAGTGGTACAACTCAAACAATTAATTACGGATATATAAAACTATCTTAACGATATTTATAGGATATGGCAAACTTAATAAGATTAAAACAAATAGAGAGTGGTTCTCAATTAAGTACCGCAGCTACGGTTGGACAAGACTTTAGTACATCGGTATTTGAAATTATAGATGGAGCAGGACTTATTTCATCATCTGCACAAGTTTTATTAATATCAGCATCAGGATATAATGAATTGGCAACCGATTTAGAAGTGGCAGTTGTAAGTGCTTCGGTATCTTCATCACAAACTTTAATATCTTCTTCAATAAGTTCATCAATAGCCGCAACTTTAAGCGGAAGTGCATTTTCAGTAACGGCATTAAGTTCATCGGTAAGTACAAGTTTAAGTTTAATAAGTTCTTCAATTGCAAGTGTGACGGGAGATTTTAGTGCATCAGTATCAAATACATTTGCAACTCAAAGTTCAAATTTAACATCCGTAAGTTCATCATTGAGTGAATTTACATCTTCAATTGGATTAACAATTAAAGCAAAATTAAATACTGAAAATGTAATTACATCATCTCGTCAATTAGATGGAAGTGTTATTAATAATTTAACATTGGGTACAACCGGAGATGCATACTCATTAATAGTAAGTGGAGCATTGGCAGTTGTAGATGCAGATATCACAATAAGTGGTTCTCAATTCAATGTTGGTGGTCAAATTTGGGTGAATGGTGAAACAGGTTCAGCAGGAAATCCACCATCCGAACCATATGATAATGTTGGTAATACACAAGCTGATATTATTGACCAGGGTGAATGGTAGTATGATGAAATAAAATATATTAAAATATAAAATTTATTTATGATGGATTCTATATTTATATGGGAATACTCTAAAATCCGAGAATAATTTAAAATAAAATATGGCACAAATAATTAAACACAGACGTGGTAGTTTGGAAAGATTATCAGCAGTTTCATCATCTTTTCAAAAAGGAGAAATTGTAATAGCATCTGGTTCATCTAACATAACCGCATCAAATGGTTCATCAATCTTATTTGCAGTAGTAGAAAGTGGTTCAGTAAGAGCAGTAAATAGAGTATTAAGAGGTACTAACGCTCCTAACATTTTTAGTGGTTCTACTTACAACGGAATGGTTGATGGTGTACCTTATTATGCAAGTGGAAGTCAAACCCTATATCTATTGGGTTCGGATGTAAACGAAGCAATTGATTTAACAGGTAACATTAGTAACTTTAGTTCTTCGGTTGCAACTTCAATCAATGCATTAAGTTCATCAATCGGTGGTGGTTCTATTGGTAACTCTGTAACATTATTAAATACATTTAGTGGTTCTCAATTAACTCAAAATTCAACATTAGCAACCTATACCGGTTCAGTTAGTACAAGATTAACAGAAATAGGTGTAGTTAGTGGAAGTTTGATAGCATCTGCATCAACAGCAAAGTCAACAAATGACTCACAAGGTGTTTCGATTACAAACTTAAACTTATTCTCATCTTCTCAATTAACTCAAAATTCAACATTAGCAACCTATACCGGTTCAGTTAGTACAAGATTAACAGAAATAGGTGTAGTTAGTGGTTCATTAATAAGTTCGGCATCAAATGCAGCAGTTAGATTAACTGATATTGAAGCATTTAGTGGTGCATTTAATACCGCATTTGATTTAAGTGGAGCAAACGTAACTATTGCGGGTAACTTAACAGTAGCAGGAACAACTACACAGGTTAATTCAACTACTATTCAATTAGGTGATAACATCATTGAATTAAATGGTACCGGAGCAGCAAATGGTGGTTTATTAGTTAAAGACCCAACTGCACCTAATACTGTAAGTGGTTCTTTACTTTGGGATTCTACAAATGATTATTGGAAAGCAGGAGCAGCAGGAGCAGAATCTAAATTATTAAGAGCAGATGGTGATGGTGTTGTTAGTGGTTCATCTCAAATTACATTACAATCCACTACCGGATTTAGTGCATACAATACAGCGTTATCAACTATTACAGGTTCATTAATTGCTTCAGCATCAACTGCAAAAACAACGAATGATACACAAGATGGTAGATTAACAAATTTAGAATCTAAATCTTCAAGTGTTGATATATCAGTAGCAGCTTTAAATTCTTATACATCTTCTAATACTTCTACAACCGCATTAAATAACTTTACTGCATCTGCAAATACAAGATTTACTGAAATCGGTGTTGTTAGTGGTTCATTAATCAGTTCAGCATCAGCAGCTAAAACAACAAACGATTCACAAGGAGTTTCAATAACAAACTTAAATTTAACTACTGCAAGTTTAAATACTTCGGTAACTAATTTAAACTTATCATCTGCTTCACAACAAACAAGCATTGATAATTTAAATACATTTAGTGGTTCTGCTAATACAAGATTTACCGAAATTGGTGTAGTAAGTGGTTCATTGATTAGTTCAGCATCGGCAGCTAAAACTACAAATGACTCACAGGGTGTAAGTATTACAAATTTAAATTTAACATCTGCAAGTGTAAATACTTCAATAGCATCTTTAAATAGTTTTACATCTTCAAATAATTCAACTACACTTTTAAATTCATTTACAGCATCAGCTAATACAAGATTTACTGAAATTGGAGTTGTTAGTGGTTCATTAATCAGTTCAGCATCAGCTGCAAAAACAACAAATGACTCACAAGGTGTTTCAATAACTAACATAAACTTAACTACTGCAAGTTTAAATACTTCGGTAACCAACTTAAACTTATCATCGGCGTCTCAACAAACGAGTATTGATTTATTAAATACATTTAGTAGTTCTGCTAATACAAGATTTACTACATTACAAACTTACACCGCAAGTATTGATACAAGATTAACCGAAATCGGTGTTGTTAGTGGAAGTTTAATATTATCAGCATCGGCAGCTAAAACTACAAATGATTCACAAGGTGTTTCGATAACAAATATAAATTTATTTAGTGCAAGTTTAAACACTTCAGTAACTAATTTAAACTTATCGTCAGCGTCTCAACAAACGAGTATTGATTTATTAAATACATTTAGTAGTTCTGCTAATACAAGATTTACTACATTACAAACT